AATGGTGCAGTCAGAGATATCAAGGAAAGCTTAGAGTTCTTTGATGACTTTGAAAATGTTATCATTGCTTTTGATAAAGATAAGGCAGGACAAGAAGCTAGTATTAAAGTTGCTAGACTTTTCAAGCCGGGAAAAGCTAGGATAGTTACCCTTCCTAACGGTTGGAAAGACCCTAACGACATGCTAAGAAACAACAAGCATAAAGAGTTTGTTGAAGCTTGGTGGGCTGCTAAAGTTTATACACCATCAGGTGTTATAAATGTTTCTGAACAACGTGAGAAGTTTCACAATCGTGAGAGAAAAGAAAGTGTACCTTATCCTTATGAAGGACTTAACAAGAAGTTGTATGGTCTTAGACAAGGTGAACTTGTAACTCTTACAGGTGGTACAGGACTTGGAAAGTCTAGTGTAACACGTGAACTTGAACATCATCTTATCAAGAACACTACTGATAATGTAGGTATTATTGCATTAGAAGAAGATTGGAGAAGAACTATTGATGGTATCTTATCTATTGAAGCTAATGCTAGATTGTATGTTGACCAAGTCAGAGATAGATTTAGTAAAGAAGAACTAGATAAATTCTTTGATATACTTTATGACGGTGAGAATCGTAATAGAGTATGGGTGCATTCCCACTTTGGAACTAATGACATTGACGATATCTTTACCAAACTTAGATTCATGATTATAGGTTGTGATTGTAAGTGGGTAGTCGTAGACCATCTACACATGTTAGTTAGTGCTGTGCATGAAGGTGATGAGAGACGTGCTATTGATTCTATCATGACTAGACTTAGAAGTTTGGTAGAAGAGACTGGTGCAGGAATCATTTTAGTTTCACACTTGAGACGTGTTGACGGTAACAAAGGACATGAGAACGGTATTGAAGTATCACTATCTCATCTAAGAGGTTCCAATAGTATTGGACAACTTAGTGATTGTGTGATAGCATTAGAACGTAATCAACAATCAGATGACCCTGATGAAGCTAGAACAACAAGAATGCGTATACTTAAATCAAGATACACAGGTGATGTTGGTATGGCTTGTAGAGTTATCTATGATGCAGAAACTGGTAGACTATCTGAACTAACAGATGAGGATATTACTTTTGATGATAGCTTAGACGAGGCATTTTAATTATGGATTTAGTATTTGACATAGAAACTGATGACTTAAAAGCAACTAAGATACACTGTCTTGTAGCTCAAGATGCAAACTCTGGAGAGATATTTAAGTTTCCTCCAAGCAACTTGCAAGAAGGCTACGAGCTTTTATCTAAAGCAGATAGGCTGATAGGTCATAACATTATAGGATTTGATATCCCTATGGTAGAAAAGTTTGGTGGTATAAAACTTAGAGACAAAGAACTTATTGATACACTTGTTCTTTCTAGATTGTTTAACCCTACAAGAGAGGGTGGTCATAGTTTAGAGAAGTGGGGATATAAACTTGGTCTTTCTAAGATAGACTTTGAAGACTATCAGAATTATTCTACACAGATGTTAGACTATTGTGTTCGTGATGTTCAGTTAAATACTCTTGTCTATAACTCACTTCGTAATGAGTCAAAAGGTTTTAGTAAACAATCTATTGAACTTGAACAAGACGTTGCAAGAATAATTAAACAACAAGAAGAAAATGGTTTCATGTTTGACATGGAATCTGCATTGGTATTACTTGCAGAACTTAGAGAAAAGTCTCAACAGATTGAAGATGAAGTTCATAGTACTTTTAAACCTAAATGGGTCGATGATAAATTAGTTACACCTTATATTAAAAAAGATGGTGACTTATCTAAACGTGGACTTACTGATGATGAGTATCAAAGATGTATAGATACTAATAACTTTGAGCCTTTCATGAGAAAGACTTTACAAGAGTTTAATCTTGGTAGTCGTAAACAGATTGGAGAATATCTTGTTGACTTTGGGTGGAAGCCTGAAAGGTTTACCCCTACAGGTCAGCCCATTGTCGATGAGAAAACTCTATCAGAAGTAACTCATATCCGTGAAGCTAAACTTATAGCAGACTTTTTATTGATACAAAAACGTATAGCCCAAGTTGATTCTTGGGTTGAAGCGGTCCAAGAGGATGGACGTGTGCATGGTTTTGTTATACCCAATGGTGCTATCACCGGTAGAATGACACACAGAAGTCCTAACATGGCACAGGTACCTTCAGTACATAGTCCTTATGGTTCAGAATGTAGAGCATGTTGGATTGTTGATGAAGGTAATGTATTACTGGGAGTTGATGCTAGTGGTTTAGAACTAAGAATGTTAGCACACTATATGAATGATGAAACTTATATAAAGGAGATTTTAGATGGAGACATACACACAGCTAATCAAAGAGCTGCAAAACTTAAATCAAGAAATCAGGCAAAGACATTCATCTATGCACTCATGTACGGAGCAGGAGATGAGAAGCTTGGAAAAGTGGTTGAAGGAAGTACAGCAGATGGTAAACGAGCTAGAGAACATTTCTTCGATAATAACCCTGCATTTAAATCACTTAGAGATAGGGTACAAAGAGCAGCTTCAAAGAAATACCTCAAAGGTATAGATGGTAGAAAGCTTTACATACGTAATGCTCATTCTGCATTGAACACTTTACTTCAAGGAGCAGGTGCGATAGTCATGAAGAAAGCATTATCAATACTTGATGATGTCTTACAACTAAATGCAGTACCTTATAAGTTTGTTGCTAACATCCATGATGAGTGGCAACTAGAAGTACCTAAAGATAAAGCTGATTTCATTGGTCAGTTTGCTGTTGATAGTATTATAAAAGCAGGAGAACATTTCAATCTTAGATGTCCTCTTGATGGTGAGTATAAGATAGGAGGTAACTGGAGTGAAACACACTAATAAACATACACTAGATAATCGTAAAGGAGATTTAGCTGAGTTCTATGCAGTAACTTGGTTATGGGATAACGGCTATGAAGTATTTAAAAACTGTGGTTGTTCAGGACCAATAGATTTAATTGCTACTAAAGACGGAGAGATGACTTATATTGATGTTAAAACAAAATCAGGTAGGTCTGGTAGGTCTAGAACACCTACACAATTAGATTTAAATGTTCGTATATTAAACTTTAATCCTGTTACAAGGAAACTTAATTTTGTAAATCATAAAAACAATGACTAAAAATAAAAAAACACTTGACACATTAGTAGAAGATATATATAATAAATTGTCGGCTCTTGGAAAAGGAGAACATCTTGACATAGATGAAGAGACTATTGAACAGTTTGGAGAATCTATGAAGGAGATTCTTTACACTTGGTCTCACCCTGCTCCAAGAGGTAAACCTGCTTTACGTATGTCTAACATAGGTAAGCAGCCTAGACAACTCTGGTATGAGATGAACTCTGAATCTGATTCAACAGAAGTTATATCTCCTCCTACATTTATTAAGTTCTTGTATGGACATTTACTTGAAGAGATAGTTTTATTTCTTGTTAAATTATCTGGACATGAAGTTACAAGTGAACAAAAAGAAGTTAAGGTATCCGGAATAAAAGGACACATGGATTGTGTTATTGACGGAGAAGTTGTAGATGTAAAAACTGCTTCAGGTTTTGCATTTAAAAAATTCAAAGAAGGAACTCTTGCTGAACAAGATGCATTTGGATACATGGCACAACTTGCAGGATACGAAGCAGCAGAAGGTACAAACAAAGGTGGATTCCTTGCTCTTAATAAAGAGTCAGGTGAGTTAGCTATGTTTAGACCTGATGACTTTGATAAACCTAATATCAAAAAGAAAATAACTGATATCAAAAAAGCTGTTAAGTTAAAGACACCACCTGATAAATGTTATAGTCCTATACCTGATGGTAAGTCTGGTAATATGCAACTTCCTAAAGGATGTGTATATTGTAGATACAAGTTTGAATGTCATAAAGATGCAAACGAGGGTAAAGGATTAAGAGTATTTAAATATTCTAATGGTTTAAGATACTTAACTAAAACACCTAAAGTCCCTAATGTTATAGAGGTAACACAAATATGAGTGGTAAAAAATCAAAACAACTAAGACGTAAAGCAGAAAATTTATTGATTAGTTGGATAAGAACTATGGTACCTGAAGGAGAAGATGTTACTAAGATTAATAAGAAAAACTTACATGAGTTTTTACCGGAGCAAACACATATATTTGCTAACAATAAATTTATGTTAAGTGCTTATAGTCTTAGATGGTTTTATAAAAGAATAAAACGTAATCCTAATCTTACATTGGAGGATTTAAATGCCTAAAAGAGTACCGAGAAAACCTAGACCAAAAAAGACAAATGTCCCAAAAGGATATGATAGTCTTTGGGAATATGATATACACCAAACTTTACTTAAAGATTGGAAGCATCATTGGGATACAATTAAATATGTAGTTCATCACAAGTACGAAGCAGACTTTGTAAAAGAGTTTGATGGTAAAATAATTTTACTAGAAGCTAAAGGTAGATTCTGGGACTATGCAGAGTATAGTAAGTACATACATATAAGAGAAGCTTTACCTGATTACATGGAGTTAGTTTTTCTTTTTCAAAAACCTTACTCACCTATGCCGGGTGCAAAGGTAAGAAAAGATAAAACAAAAAGAACTCATGCTGAATGGGCAGAAACAAACAACTTCACATGGTATAGTGAAGAAACATTACCGGAGGAATGGAAGAGTGAATTATAAATTTAATGAAGATAAACTTATCAATGAAGTTAAAGCTTATGTTGGTAATACTTATGACCAACACTATGCCAACGGTAAGTACCAAGCAACTGATATGATAATTGATTC